CTGAAGCCCTTACAAGATCTAAACAGTTAGCCGCCTCAGCAAAAACATACATAGCTTGCTTCTCAGTAACAGTTGTATTGTACATCTCTCGCCATAGATCTCGCTCCTTATCGAACACTTCAAGACACTTGACTATAACACGAGAAGCATGGTTGATGTCAAGATTGAGGGTGTGTCGCGCCTTGAACATAGTAGCAGTACCCCCAATAAAAACTTGACCATTCAAACAAGCCGCTTGCCTTGCTCCAACCGACATAATAAATGGGAAGCTACTATCAAAAGATGTAGTACCAAGTAGCTCTAGAGTAGCTGTATCGCCGTCTGGAGTTGTATAGTTATGATTAGGTAGTGTATACCGTACAAAAGTTCTTGAGCCACTGTGACTCGTTTGGATGTTCTCAGTGATGCCATCAGTATTCAAATCACTACGCATAATAATTGCACGTTGTGCATCAATCAAAGTCTTTGGTGCTACCGGCTTATACTTTTTACCGTGAACCCCAAGCTCTTCCATAGTATCTGTGCGGACAACTGCAACCTTAGAAGATGGATGCCACTCACCATTCTCGTTAAAATACATTAGGGGTGCCGTTGCTACATCAAAACCAGCACCATCATAGCCTTTATCATAAAGACTAGTAGGACGATTAGAAAAAATAGGGCTTACATTATTCATGATTTTCTCCAAGTAATTTAAGTTTTTACACCATCAAATAATCATAATGAACTTTAGAAACTTCAAAGCCATCAGACCACTTTGGACTCTTAGTAGATAAATAATTACACCAAGTATCCCAAAGATTTTCAGTACCTATATTGTGACATATAGATATGTACTTGTTTATTTTATCATCCCTAATGTCTTTTGACTTTAAAGACTTAGGAAGTTTTAAAATCTTTTCATCAATACCATACAGCCTAATGTTATGAAGGTCAATACAACCTACTAAACCTGCTGACAACTGACAAACAAAACCAGCCTTCACCATACCAAGCCCATCAACACGTAAAAATATATTCATAAGAGAATATGCTTTATCAGTGTCAGACTTACTTGAGTTTATAACCGCAAGGTATTGATTGTGCATAAACGATTTACGTTTAGTTATATAGGTATAAGCTTTCCGTTTGTTTCCCCAAAGAAATCTAGAATCTATGCCGTTTACTTTTACATCTGCCATTTGTTTACCGACAGATACCCAAGGTTGTTGAATGCTCAAGACCACCATAGTAATTACATCTACTAGATTATCACTAGATTCTTTTGCGTAATCTTGGATTGCCTTTGCATGAATGTTATACATACCTACCTCCAGTTGATGGGACAGCCAAGCCCCGCCAATTATACGAAAGGATCTTTAAAGCCCTTTCACTTCGTTTAAGGGCTTTAAAGTCCTGAAGTATCTAACCTATAACAACTACATTATAAGAGTCGATGTAGCTGTCAACCGCAGACACTAATTCTTTTATTTCAACATCTAAGTCCCAATCGATATCCCAGTACCCAGCCTCTTTTAATCTTGTTTTTAATTCTATACATTGATCACGATTTTTAGCAGACTCAGCATCATCATCTGAAAACTTATGGTGAAAAGAAATGCCACGTTCAATCGAACTACAACTCCAACTACTTCTATACTCGTGATCTCTATTGCCATAACGTAAACAAAATTCTAGATACCCTTTATAAAAAGGTTCAGAAGGCTTTTGCACAACCCAAACATCACAATACTCACCTTCAATGTCCATAGAAAATAAATAGTTTTGTTCTGGATGACGGCATTCGTTTATGTATTCCATAATATTATTCCTATGAGTGAGTATATCCATCAGTCTCAATGGCGAGCCACATAGTATTCCAAGGTACTATGACTGCACCATCCATACAAAAACCAAGCTTAACTGTACGTCTAAATTGTATATATGTTAAATCTGATCCACGATTCCATACATTAAACAGTGAGCGGCGCTGTTCTTTTGTTAGTATCATTACTACACCTCTGTATTTATAATCCAGCTATCACAACAACTATTGCCACAACTGTTACAATATAACAGCCAGCCAATACAAGTGCCCTAGATTCTCTATACTTAGCTTCAACGTGTGTCATTTTTATAGCTCCTCTGGAGTGTTAGACTTGACAATTACTTTATATCCCAAAGACTTAATTAGTTTTATTACATAAGGCGTTAGAGTTTTAGTATCTGCTATCTCAGTAAAACTAATAGCGTTGGAACAAACAGGATAGATATAATCTACCCCGTAGTTATTTCGCATTTCGACTGTAATACTATTCACTTGTCTTCCTCCGCATATTTTCTATATCGCTCCACGTGCGCCTTGAATTGTTCATCATCCATAAGGGCTGTAATAGTTAATATGTCTACGTTCTGATAGTTCGGACTATTCTGAATACTCTCTAAGAGTTTCCATTCGGTTGAGTCGTATCGTGTATTCATAATATTTATCCTGTGTGAGAGAGAGAGGTTGAAAGCCCCGCCGAAACGGGGCGATATAATATTACTCGCTGTCGGGTGTCTCTGTGATGTGAGCCATGATGATATCCAGCTTGGCATCCATTGTCGCCATTCGCTTTGTATGTTCTTTTGAAGTCTCTTCAAGTTGGGACACTCGGCCTGTAATCTTTTCAAAGTGATCTTTGAAGTCACCGGCTGACATCTCCGATGGCTTCGGAGTCGCCTTAGTTTTAACGGGTGTCGCCTTGGGCTTGGGTGTCGCCTTAGCTTTAGCCGTAGGCTTTTTGGCGGTGATCATCTTAGTGAACTTCGTTGGCACCTTTTCACCGGCCTTCCAAGTATCAATGTCCCCCATAGTTATGGGAGTCTCTGAATGCTCTGCATTCCACTTGAGCATCACCGCAGGATAGATCTTCGATAGACCATAAACCTCCTTCGGAGTGTCGGCTTCAAGCTGAGCAAAATGACGCCCGATGAAGTATATCTGCTTTGCAGTAGCGTTTGAGTTACGGTCAGTAAACTGGATGGCACGATCTGAATTACTCATATGTATCTCCGTTAGGGCTTTGCCCCGTAATGATGAGTTGACCGAGGCGACCATCGCCAAGGCCATTACAGTAAAGGCACAGCCCTTGAAATTTGTCAACGTCTTTCCCCGCGCATTATGCGATTGTGAAAGAGCGTATGACACGATCATAGGCGCTTACTTGAGATTCTTCGGAGTCTCAAATAATACTGTAAGTATTTTTTGTTAGGCTGTTGAAATCTATAGAGTTCTTTGAGAACTCTAAAAAAATTCAGAAGGTTTTAAAGTCTTCTAGTTTTGTAAACTAGAAAATCTGTGGCGGGGGCTTAAAAATCTTTATAGATTTTTAAATATTTTGAAGTCTGGGAGAGGATCGGGATAGTATTATAAAACTCTAGAGAGTTTTCAAGGCGTGTAGGGGTACGCAGGTGCCCATGCCCCCTCCCCCGTATATATACTCATGCTTCTACATTTCTAAAGATTCTGGATGTCAACCAGTTTGTCGCCCCACTTCAAAGACTTTAAAGGTGGTAGGCGGCTATGCAGATATATATGTACCCGGTGGGCTACATAATCTATTATATACTTGGATTCTTGTTTTGTCAAGGCTTATGCCAACTATTACCAAACATCAATGTATATATTACTTGACAAAACTCTATATCACCTATATACTATATAGTTATGAATAAAGAATTAACTATAAAACAACAATCTTTCTTGGATCACCTTGTTACTTGTAACGGTGATACTAAGCAGGCCGCTGATTTAGCGGGGTATGCTGATGGCTCATATACATCCGTAGTTAAAGCTCTTAAAACAGAAATAATAGAACTAGCTGAGAATATATTAGCACAGAATGCCCCCAAAGCTTCTCTAAAGCTTGTTGAGGTTATGGATAGCAGTAACCCCATACCACAAGCTAACGTCCGTCTACAGGCCGCACAGACGCTCCTAGACCGTGTTGGCATAGGCAAGACAGATAAACTAGATGTAAACTTGCAAAACTCTAATGGCCTCTTTATACTACCAGCAAAAGAAGAGGTAGTGATAGAAGCTCAATATGAAGAGGCGTAGCAGTAGTACCATCCCATTTGGTTATAAACTAATGGAAGATGGAGAACATCTAGAAGAAATAGAAGTAGAACTAAAAGCTCTTAACAAGATTGTGCCGCTATTGAAAAATAATGTTTTATCTTTACGTGAAGCGGCTAATTGGTTAGAGTATGATACAAACAGAACTATATCGCATACTGGTTTAAAGAAGATTGTAGATCGTTATGAATGATTGGGAGGAAAACCCTGATGCGTATATGCAAGACGACAGAGGGGAGTTCATACTTAAAAAGGATGGAACACCTCGCAAAAAAACTGGCAGACCGAAAGGTTCGTCAGGTCGAGGCTACAACTACCACTCAAAAACTAAAGCCCAGATTGACGCAAGAAAAACTGTACGAAAGAAAGAAAAGCGGTTAGCGCAGGTACGCACCAAGCTAGAAAACTATAAAAGGTCACTCGACACTTCTAAGAGTACGTTGCAGAAAATAGAAGGAAATGAGGCAAAGACTGAAGGCAAAATAACAACAACAACGACTGATGATTTGCCCAAGGCGTTGAGGACTGTTGCAGAAGAGAACGTCATCTTTAAGCCTAATGAAGGCCCACAGACTGACTTTCTTGCCGCTTCTGAGACTGATGTTTTGTATGGTGGTGCGGCTGGTGGAGGCAAGAGCTATGCGATGCTGGTTGATCCTCTTCGCTACGCTCATCGGGGAGCGCATAGAGCATTGATCCTGCGGCGTTCTATGCCAGAGCTACGAGAGCTAATAGACAAGTCTCGTGAACTCTACCCGAAAGCCTTTCCCGGTTGTAAGTACAAAGAAGTAGAAAAGCTTTGGAACTTTCCGTCTGGAGCTAAAATAGAATTTGGATTCTTGGAGAGAGATGCAGACGTATATCGTTACCAAGGTCAAGCATATAGTTGGATTGGGTTTGATGAGATTACGCACCAAGCTACAGAGTTTTCTTGGAACTACTTGGCTTCAAGACTGCGTACAACAGATCCAGAGATTGTACCATATATGCGGTGTACCGCTAACCCCGGCGGTGTTGGAGCGCATTGGGTAAAGAAAAGATACATAGAGGCTTCACCGCCCAACGAATCATTTAAAGGGGCAGACGGCCTAAGCCGTAAGTTTATACCAGCAAGGCTAGATGATAATCCATATCTAGCATATGATGGTCGTTACGAACAAATGCTAAAGGCATTGCCGCCTACACAAAGGCGACAGCTTTTAGAAGGTGATTGGGAGGTTGCAGAAGGTGCGGCCTTCACAGAGTTTGATAGAGATGTTCATATTATTGATCCTTTTGAAATTCCGGTACACTGGGATCGCATTAAAGGCATTGACTATGGATATGCTTCAGAATCAGCTTGTGTCTGGGGTGCAATAGATCGCAACGATAATACGTTAATTATATACAGAGAACTTTATCGAAAAGGTTTATTAGCTACAGACTTAGCTTTTATGCTAACTGAAATGGAATTAAATGATCCAATGAGTGTTCCCGGCGTATTAGATACAGCATGTTGGAATCGCACAGGGCAAACAGGCCCAACTGTTGGTGAAACATTAACAAAAGCAGGACATAAGCTCAGACGAGCAGATAAAAACAGAGTCGCAGGAAAAATTCAAATCCACGAATACTTAAAAGTTCAGCAAAGCGGAAGGCCCAAACTACAAATATTTAATACTTGTCCTAACCTGATACGCGAACTACAAGGTATTCCTCTGGATAAAAACAATCCTGAAGATGTTGATACCCACGCATCAGACCATGCGTATGATGCTTTAAGGTATTTGATTATGTCTAGACCACGCATAGACGATACGTTTAGTCGTATGAGGCGTTTACAGCGTGAAACTATTTACCAACCTTCAGACGGGACGTTTGGATATTAATATGAAGAAAAAGAGGGATATGTATAATATGGGTGGGCTATCTGCTCATAAATCTGTAGGCGATTTAGATTTATCTTTATCTGCATCAGGCGATCAAAATTATCAAAGAGCTGGTGCTAGTGCAGGTTATACAAATAAAAAACAAGGTTTTAAAGTTCGTGGTGAAGTTTCAACAGATAAACGTGGAAATAGAGCCTCATCTGTCCGTGCAACTAAAAGCATAAACAACAGTTTAGATATCGGCGTACAGAAAAGCAAAAATTATCTTGGAGTCTTTTTTGAAAAAAAACTCTAAAGTTGTTTGGCGTCCTTTAAATACTTATGGCATTTATTTGCTAGGTACAATTATTACTACAACAGTTGCATACGCAATTTATATAATATAGGAGAAAGATTATGTCAGCACTACCCGGAGTTATTGATGTACGCAATGATGCAGGATCTGCCCGCGTTGGAGATGTTCGTGATCTTGCAACGCGAGTGGGCGCACAAGCTACAGCTACTACAGGAACAATTGCAGTAACAGCTAATGCAACCTATGATGTTAGCTTTACTCAACCAGCAGGTACATCAATTAAAAATCTTATTATGATTGCGGCAGGTAACCTTGTTACTGCTGGCTCATCAGGCGATGATATTGACTTTGATCTTGGTACTGCCGCTGGTGGTGGTCAAATCATTGATGAAAAAGCAATTGCTGATGATGGTGGTAGTGCTGTAACAATTGCCGCTAATACACCCTTGTTTATTATTGAGAACGGCATTCCTGCTGGTGCTCAAAAGTTTGCAGGTATGAGTGGTGGCCCAGCAACTTCAGAAGCTATGACACTTGCCGGTTCTTTGGCTAGTACAACAGAGCGAACATTACACATTCGCTTAAAGCCTTTAGCCAGTAACCTAGCGACTGCCGCAACTACAGTAACATTTGTAATTGACTTTATAACGCTACCATAAAATTATGGCAGAAGATAATACTATACTTGATAGTTCAAACAATCTTTATTTTAAACCTGTAGAAAATGAAGATGGCTTAACTATCAACGCAGATGCTCAAGTTAAATCAAATCTTGCAGGGCTTATTGAAGCCCGTTTTGCAGATTCTAAAATGGCTAGAGACTCTGACGAGAACCGTTGGATTACGGCGTATCATAACTTCCGTGGTTTGTATCCAAAGAACGTAAGGTTTAGAGAATCTGAAAAGTCTCGTGTGTTTATTAAAGTTACGAAGACTAAGGTACTTGCGGCTTATGGTCAGCTAATTGACGTAATCTTTGGTACAGGTAAGTTTCCAATTGGTGTGACACATACTCCATTACCTGAAGGTATAAGCGAGTATATGCACCTTGATAGCCAAAGTTCACCGGGAATTGAAACTACTGCTATGGCTCCTCCCCCTGTATCCGAAAATATTTCAACGGGGGATATTGGTTTTGATGGTGATGGTCGTGTACTAAAACCCGGAGCTACATTATCTTCTGGTCAAGGATTGTTTGAAGATTTAGAAAACAACGAAAGAGTTACATTTGTTGAGGGGCCAACACCTATCCCCAATATTCCTGAGATTTCTCCAGCAAAAGAAGCCGCAAGGAATATGGAAAGGTTGATTCATGATCAAATCGATGAGTCTGCCGGTTCTACAGAACTCCGTAATGCAATCTTTGAGTCTACGCTTTTTGGTACAGGTATTGTAAAAGGCCCATTTAATTTTAATAAAACTTTACATAAGTGGGAAGAGGGTGAAGATGGACGAACCTACACACCTACAACGGTACGTGTGCCAAGGATTGAATTTGTTAGCGTTTGGGATTTTTTTCCTGATCCTAATGCAACATCTATTGAAGAGTGTGAGTTTGTAGTACATAGACACAAACTAAACAAATCTCAACTTAGAGCATTACGAAAGATGCCATACTTTAACGAAGATGCTATTCGTGATTGTATGATGCTTGGCCCTAACTATACAGAAGAAGACTACGAGTACGAACTAAAAGACGACCAACGTATGGCAGAAGCTGGCTATAGTCGTTTTGAAGTCTTAGAATATTGGGGTTTAATGGATGCAGAATATGCTAAAGAAGTTGGCATAGAGCTTCCAGAAGAGGTAGACATTCTTGATGAAATACAAATTAATGCTTGGGTTTGTAATGGCCTTGTACTCAGGGCTGTTGTTAATCCCTTTACGCCACACCGTATTCCTTACAATGCCTTTCCATACGAGCGAAACCCCTACAGCTTTTTTGGTGTAGGCGTAGCAGAAAATATGAACGACAGCCAGCAGATTATGAATGGTCATGCAAGGCTGGCAATTGACAACTTAGCCCTTAGTGGTTCTTTAGTATTTGACGTAGATGAGACTATGCTTGTTGGTGGACAAAGCATGGAAATTTATCCCGGCAAAGTCTTTAGGCGTCAGTCGGGTATGCAAGGTCAAGCAATACATGGTCTAAAGTTTCCAAACACATCACAAGAAAACATGATGATGTTTGACAAATTCCGACAGCTTGCAGATGAACAAACAGGTATTCCTAGTTACTCACACGGTATGACAGGCGTACAAAGCATGACTCGCACAGCATCTGGTATGTCAATGCTACTAGGTGCGGCATCACTCAACATTAAAACAGTTGTAAAAAATCTTGATGATTTCTTACTAAAGCCTTTGGGTAAAGCTTACTTCCAATGGAATATGCAGTTTTTTGAAGGAGCTTTGAAAACTAAAGGCGATTTAGAAATTAAGGCTATGGGTACAAATAGCCTCATGCAAAAAGAAGTAAGAAGTCAGCGGTTGACGATGTTTCTTCAGACGGCTCAGAATCCAGCTATTGCACCTTTTGTTAAAATGTCAAAGCTTATTAGCGAACTAGCATATAGTTTAGATCTTGACCCTGATGAAATTCTCAACGATCCCGAAGAAGCGGCTATTGCCGCACAGATTATAGGACTGCAAAATAATGTTGGACAAGCAACTGGCGAACAGGCTGACCCCCTTGGTCAACAACAAGGAGCTATGGGAACCCCTGAAGGAGCACCTCCAGAACCTACGGATGTTGGAGTTACAGGCACTGGCGACGGCAACATCGGAACAGGAAATGTTCCGCAAGCAGGGGAAAGCGAGTTCTCTGGCTAATCTCTTAACTTTAAAAGAACAAGTAATTCAAAGACGAAAGGACAAAGACGATGGCTAAAAAATTCCCAGACCTAAACAAAGATGGTAAAGTAACTCAAGCAGATGTACTGAAGGGTCGTGGAGTTTTTAATGACGGCGGTTTATCTGACGTAGAAAAAGTAATGCGTATTGTACGTGGAATGTCAATGTCTGAAGCAAAGGCTGAAACACCAGAACAAGCTAAAAAAGCAAAACAACAAGGTCAACGTCTTTTAGATACTTTCGATGAGTCTGTTTTACGCAAAGCCTATCAACGCATGGATGCTGAAAGAGATGACATGGCTATGGGAGGATCTTTAATGGTGGCTCCAGAGCGTGAACAAAAAGGAAAAGGTTCAAAAATTATTGATCTTTTTGAAAGGCTTGTAGAACCAAAAACTGTAGCCAAAAAGAAAAAGATGGTTGATGAAGAACAAGCATTACGTGAAATTCAAAAGACTGTAGAAAGCGATCCACAAGCTTTAGAAATGTTATCAGATGATGACTACATGGAAGTAGTAAGCAGGCTACCACAAAAACAACAGGCTAACTTTGGTTTAAATGATGCTCCTCAAGACGATATAGTTGAAATGGCTTTACAGATGGAGCCAGAAGAGGTTGCTCAAAACTTACAGTTGTTTGGAAGCATGGAAGATGTATTTGAATATGCTGGTACATTAGACGCTAAAGATTCTCGTAAGTTTATGAATGCACTTAGTCCTGAAGACAAAGAACTTTTTGCTGGAGAGTTACCTGAGTTTGATCTTGGCCCACGAGCAGTTAAAGGTCATGGCGGCTCACCAGACGTAGCTATCCTTATGCCAGCAGAATATGAAGAGCCACCCAAAGATACATACAATAATATCAGCAGTGAAGAAGAAAAAGAAGAAGTTGAGAACATGAACTCTGATGGTGATATGGAAGAAGAGTATCTTGACTACGTAGCTAATGAAGTTTTATCGCAAGAAGAACAAGATTATTTATTTAAGACTTTAGACGAAGATAACAAACTAGAAGAAATCTTAGATAAAGTAATGTTAAACGCAACAGAATTTACTGGTGCTGGGGAGATTGATGGCCCCGGAACTGGTGTATCAGATTCGATACCCGCAAGGTTATCGGACGGTGAATTTGTATTCACCAAGAAAGCGACAGATCAAATTGGTTCTGACAAACTCCAAAAAATGATGGACGATGCAGAACGTGACTTTGATAGTCGTGATGGCAAAGCTGACGGAGGTCAAGCTGGCACAAGTCCGTTTATTAATCCTGAAAAAATGTCACAACCTTTAGATAGGTTTGACATGGACAAAGATGATGAACGTGACATTGAACGTCAAATGCTTTACTCAAGCCGTATGCCTAGCCTAATGAATCGATAAGGCTACCTAGAACCTTAGCCCCTTATCATAATAAAACCTTGAGGCCACCTTGTAGTATCAAGACCCTGTGTTAGATAGCGCAATAACACAGCCACCTTGAAAAGACAACAAGCCCCAGAAAGGAGAAGTGACATGAGTGAAGAAGAACAAGCAAATCCGTACAACCAAAAGAAGTCTTGGCATACTGAAAATGACAAGGCTTCAAAAAGTGCGGAATCATTATTTTTTGAGGAAGAGGCTACTTCCGAAGATGGAACCCCTCAAACAGATCAACGTCCTCGTACCAACTATAAAAAGAGATATGACGATCTAAAAAAACATTACGATACCAAGATCTCTGAATTTAAGCAACGCGAACAAGAACTAGAGGCTATGGCACAATCTGCACAACCGCAGTATCAACCGCCTAAAAGTGCTCAAGATCTTGAACGGTTTAAATCAGAGTATCCTGATCTATATGATACTGTTGAAACAGTTGCTCATATGAGAAGTGAAGAGCAGATGAGCGCCCTTCAAAGCAAGTTATCAGCAATTGAAACACGCGAAGCAGAAATGTCAAAGCGTGATGCTGAACTAGCTCTCAAAGAGCGACACCCTGATTTTGAAGATATTAGGGGTGATGACAATTTTCACGAATGGGCCAAGAGCCAGCCTGAAGATATTCAGCGTTGGATTTATAACAACCCAGATAATGTAGCTTTAGCAAGTCGTGCAATAGATCTTTATAAGATGGAAAATAATATTGCAATACAAAAGTCTTCTCGACAGTCACAACTTTCACGATCCAATGCGGCTGATATGGTATCAACAAAGACAACCGGCGTTGAACCACAGCAAGCCAAGATTTGGACACAACGGGAAATTGCCGCTTTGTCTATGGATGACTATGATCGTTACGAACAGGAAATTGATCTAGCTATCCAAGAAGGACGAGTAGCAAAATAATATTTGTCTTTTTTAGGAGATTTTAACAATGGCTTATAACGCATCCGATCAATATTTTGAGCAGTCTACTGATACTAATGGTAACTTTGGTAACTCAGTAGCTGGACAAAATAACTCTTACTTCCTCCCCTCTGTCTATTCTAAGAAGGTTCTTAACTTCTTCCGAAAGTCATCAGTCGCGGAAGCAATTACAAACACTGACTATGCTGGTGAAATTAGTGCATATGGTGATTCAGTTCGTATTATTAAAGAACCAGAAATCACTGTCTATACTTACGAGCGTGGTGCAGACGTAACACAAACTAAGTTGACCGACCAAGAAGTAAGTTTGGTTGTTGACACAGCTAACGCATTCAAGTTCATCGTAGATGATATTGAAACTGCTATGTCACACGTCAACTTCAAAGAAGTAGCATCTTCTTCAGCCGCTTACGCATTGCGTGATGCTTTTGACGAAGGCGTAATTGCTACTATGTTTGCTGGAGTTTCTGCATCTTCTCCGAACCATATCCTTGGTTCTGATAGCGCTACTGACTTGGCGGCTGGTACTTTTGATGGTACTGGTAACCTTGACATCGGCTTTGCATCTGGCGAGCACGATCCAATTGATGTTCTTTCGCACATGGCGCGTCTTCTTGACGAAGCTAATGTACCGGAAGAAGGACGTTGGTTCTTGGCTAATCCTGAGTTTTACGAGCAGTTGGTTCAAACCTCATCTAAGTTGATGAGCGTAGACTTCAACGCTGGTCAAGGCTCTATCCGTAATGGATTAGTAAGCTCTGGTAAGTTGCGTGGTTTTGATATGTACAAAACTAACAACATTGCCGCCGCTTCTAACGCCGCTGGTAAGTGTATTGCTGGTCATATGTCATCTACCTGCACAGCACAAACAATTGTAAACACAGAAGTTATTCGTGATCCGGATAGCTTTGGTGATATTGTTCGTGGTCTGCATGTTTATGGTGCTAAGGTACTGCGAGGCGAAGCTATGGTTTCTGCCTTCTACGGTATCGACTAAAACGTATCGGGGGATGAAATACTCCCCCTTTATTTTTGGAGTAAAAAATGCCACAGATTGGAAGTGAACAAAAGCCAATTAGAATGAGTCCTAAAAGACGAAAAACCCTAAGTGGTACATTTTATACTGGTGAAAACAAAAAGAAGTACGATGCAAACTATGATCGTATTTTTGGTAAAAAGGAGAAGTAATTATGTATGGAATGGATAAGAAAAAGAAAAAGCGTGACGGCATGTCAATGGGCGGTAAAAAAGAACGCCCTATGTATATGGAAGGCGGTAAAGCCCACTCAGGCGCACAGCCTATGTATGGTAACACCGTTGAAACTGCAATGCCAAAAGGCGGTGCAAACTAATGACTACTCAGGTAGCTAAACAAGAATACAAGTCTATTCAAGAAAAAGAAAAGGTTTGTGCTGAAATGACAGGTAATCAATTCCCTTATCAAAAGCAGGCTGAAATAAAGTTTCCTAAAGCTAGAGATGAACAGGAGAATCCTGATGCAAGTAGAAGCACCTAAAAATTATCATTGGATGAAGAGTGGGAAAAGCTACAAGCTGATGAAAGATCCTACGGCTGGGTTTAAGCCACACAAGGGCGCTTCTAAAAAAGCTAACTTTGAAATACAAAAGGTTCATAAAAAATAATGGCAACGACATACCTACAGCTTACTAACGAACTACTAAGAGAAATGAACGAGGTTGCATTAACTTCTAGTAATTTTTCTTCTGCTATTGGGCTTCAAGCTCATGCTCAAGATTGTGTCAATAGGGCATATCTTGATATTGTTCTTGAAGAACCTCAATGGCCTTTTCTGTCTGTAGGCGAAAGCGGTTCAACAGATCCGCTGTACGGTAATGTAGCTGTCTCTACTGTAGCTAATCAACGATGGTATGAACTTAAAGCCGCAAGCTCATCTCTTGTAGATGACTATGGGTATATTGATTGGGATGATTTTTATTTGACTACTGTAGGTGTCTCAGGTGAGTCTGCTCCTTTTGTAACACAAAATTTAAAATTTATAACTTTAGAAGAATGGAAAGATTATCATAGAGCACAAGAAAATGCTGACGATGCAAATGCCGCTGTTGGTGGTGAGCCTCGTAGAGTATTCCGTAGTAGTGATGGACGAACCTTTGGTTTGAGTCCTATACCTAACAAAGTATACAAAGTACATTTCTTTGCTTTTAATCAACCCACACAACTTTCGGCACACGGCGACACAATTGTATTTCCTGATATTTATAAAACTGTTTTGCTTGCACGAGCTAGATACTATGTGCATCAGTTTAAAGAAAACATTCAGCCAGCCGCTCTAGCATTAGAAGAGTATCGCAGAGGCTTGCGTCTTATGAAAAATGCTTTGATGCTCCCTGCACCTAAAACTATTAAAGATGATCGAATGAGGCTTGTTTAATGTCTCAAGCGTATGGTCTTTCATGTCGTGGTGGTCTAAACACAAACTTAAACTCTATTGAGATTTTAGGTCAGCCGGGATTCGCTAAAGTATTAGAAAACTTTGAGGTTGATCCTGATGGTGGCTATCGACGTGTAAATGGTTTTACGGCTTATGGTGCTGGATCTTCTGCACGACCAAATAGCTCTAATGCTATTTTAGGTTTAGCCGCTTACGGTGATGGCGTTATTGTTTGTTCTGGTACTGATATATTTTTTAGTAACAACGGAACAAGTTGGTTACAAATAAACAGATCTAGTGTTTCGGGTAGCGGCGACAACCACACAACATTTACAGGTCGTTCAGTTCTTTCACGTTCTGGTCAAGGGCAGTGTACTTTTGCTTTGTTTGAAGGCTCTAACTTTGACTATGGTGAAATTGTTATTGCTGATGGAACTAACAAACCATTTTTATTTAGAATGGAAGGTACTGGAGCAGAGCTTAGTACAAGAACATTTTTTGCGGCTGAAATTACAGTTACAGGAACTAAAGGCGTAAAGTACGTAACAGTCCATGATCATCATTTAATTGCCACAGGAGTTGAAGATAATTTAAACACTGTGTTTTATAGTGTCTACAACGACATTGATGACTTTAGTGGTAGTGGTTCTGGTTCTGTAGCTATAACAGATCAAGTACAAGGTGTCAAGAGCTTCCGTGAAAACTTAATTGTTTTTTCTAAAAATAGTATTCAAAAACTTATAAACATAAATGATAGCTCAAATATTCGTATAGATCCAATCACAGAAAATGTAGGGTGTCTTTCACACTACTCTATTCAAGAAGTAGGAGGTGATCTAGTCTTTTTAGCACCGGACGGTATCCGTACCATAGCCGGTACAGCCCGTATTGGTGACGTTGAGTTAAGTTCTGTATCTCGACAGATACAAGATATTATAAGTTCTTTAGCATCACGCGCAGGACAGTTTGTTATTACAAGTGCTGTGCTTCGATCTAAATCCCAATATCGTTTATTTTATTCTACAACCTCTCAAGAACCCGGAGTAGCAAAAGGCGTTATAGGAACATTTACAGGTCAGGGGTTTGAGTGGTCAGAAACTTTAGGAATACAAGCATTAGGCATTACATCAGACTTTAACAAAGATGTAGTTGAGGTTGCTTTTCATGGTGATAAAGATGGATACGTATATAATCACGATACAGGTGCTTCTTTTATTCACAGCGGTAGTGAAGCAAATATTTTAGCTACTTATGAAACACCAGACATTGATTGTGGCGATATAGGTACACGAAAAACTTTAAAGTATATTCGTACCTCATTTTCACCTGAAGGAACATTACAGCCAGTTTTAAGGTTGCGGTATGATTATAAAGATTTAAATATACCACAGCCTTCAGACATAACACTATCAACAATTCCGTTACTAGGAATATTTGGAGATGCTGTTTTTGGTGTAGCTACTTTTGGTGCAGGCTCAGATCCAATGTTTCGTCAAACAGTTACAGGCAGTGGTAATACATTTAGTATACGGCTACGATCAAACGATACAAGAAGTCCATATGGTGTAAATGGTTTTTACATAGATTATATGCCATCAGGTAGGAGATAATAATGGCTCAAAGTTATACACGACAAAGCACGTTTGCAGATGGCGATACAATTACTGCCTCATTATTTAACGATGAATATAATCAGCTACTAAATGCTTTTGCATATTCTAGTTCGTCTGCGTCTTCTACAGGCCACAGACATGATGGCACTGCTGGACAGGGTGGCAATATTCCTACTCTTGGTGATTTAGATTTTTTAAATAAGATCACAGTAGATGGCACTAATAATCGCATAGGTTTCTTTGTAGAAGTCTCTAGCAGTGCCGTAGAGCAGGTTCGTATTCAAGATGGAGCAATTGTACCTGTCACAGACAGTGATATAGATTTAGGAACAAGCTCTCTTGAGTTTAAAGATTTATATATAGATGGTACAGCCTATGTAGATGCTATTAACTTTAATGGTACTGCTATTACTTCAACAGCCGCAGAACTTAACATTCTTGATGGTGTAACATCTACTGCGGCTGAATTAAATTTAATAGATGGTTCAAGTGCTGGAACAATTGTAAATTCTAAGGCAGTTGTTTATGGGTCAAGTGGTGAAGTTAATGCTACAACGCTTCAAATTGCTGGAACATCTATTACATCTACAGCGGCAGAACTAAACATTTTAGATGGTGTAACTTCTACGGCGGCAGAGCTTAACATCCTTGATGGTGTAACATCTACAACGGCTGAACTTAATATCCTTGACGGTGTAACAGCCTCAACCGCTGAATTAAACATTTTAGATGGCGTAACTTCTACGACGGCAGAGCTTAATGCTTTAGACGGTATTACAGCCGTTGTAGGAGAACTAAATGCTTTAGACTTAGGCAGTACCGCAGTAGGCACAGCAATTGCTTCTAAAGCTGTTATTCTAGATTCAAACAAAGATTATACAGGCATAAGAAATCTTACTATAACAGGTGATTTGACCATTGGAGGTGATGACCTTGTTATGGGAACAAACACTGCTGGTCATCTTCTTATTGCAGATGGAACAAACTTTAATCCTACAGCCGTAGGAGATCTTTCAGCAATATCAACAGTCGCTAATGATGATGTTTTTCTAGCGGTTGATACTTCTGGAGGAGGACTTAAAAAAATAACTAGAAGTACCTTGGTTGCAGGACTAGCAACATCAAGCGCCTTATCAAATGTAGTAGACGATAGCTCACCACAATTAGGTGGGGACTTAGACATTAATGGAAACGGTTTAGTTTCTACGTCTAATGGAAATATTGCTTTAACACCTAACGGAACTGGTGTTGTAAGGATTGATGGTAATGTAGATATACAGACAGGCGAAATTGTTTTAAAGAATGGTGGCTCTGTATCTAACATTAAGTTTTATTGTGAGTCTAGTAACGCACACTATACACAGCTTCAGTCAGCCGCACATAGCGCATACAGCGGTAATGTAACACTAACACTACCTGCGTCTACTGACACTCTACTGGGTCGTGCAACAACAGATACATTAACTAACAAAACTTTAACATCTCCTAAAATAAATGAAGATGTAGCAGTTACTGCGACAGCTACTGAACTTAATCTTCTTGATGGAGTTACAAGTACTACAGCAGAACTCAACATTCTTGATGGGGTGACCAGTACCGCCGCAGAACTTAACATCTTAGACGGTGTAACATCTACTGCGGCAGAATTGAATTTATCAGATGGCTCTAGTGCAGGAACTATTGTAAACAGTAAGGCTGTTGTGTACGGATCCTCTGGTGAGGTTAATGCAACTACCTTACAGATTGCTGGAACATCTATTACATCTACTGCCGCAGAACTCAACATCTTAGACGGTGTTACTAGTACCGCCGCAGAATTAAACATTCTTGATGGTGTTACATCTACAGCGGCAGAGTTAAATATACTAGACGGCGTTACTTCTACAACGGCAGAGCTAAATATTCTTGATGGTGTGACATCAACTGCCGCAGAGCTAAATCTTCTTGATGGCTATACTGATGTGGGCTTTAAAAATGTACCTCAAAACAGCAAGAGTGCTAATTACACATTAGTTATTGGAGATTCCGGTAAACATATATTTCACCCTGTAGGTGATAATAATGCTAGAACCTTTACTATACCTGCAAACAGCTCAGTTGCTTATTCTATTGGGACAGCTATTACATTTATCAATATGGCCGCCGCAAACGTAACGATTGCTATTACAAGCGACACTATGTATTTGTCTTCCGCAGGAACAACTGGTTCACGGACTTTGGCCCAGTATGGATCAGCAACAGCAATAAAAATTACAGACACAAATTGGTTGATTTCAGGAAGCGGATTATCATGAGCGGAATACTTCAAACTCTTTATCAAAACCACCGGAGCTTTGGTGGTCCCCCCGGCCAACAAGCATACACTAGCGCGGGAACCTATAACTTTGTTGTTCCCACGGGAATTACCACTATTTCTGTAGTTACAGTCGGCGCTGGGAAAACGGGGCTTAGATATACTAATCAGGTGGGTTATGGCCCTTCTGGCGGCGGCGGTGCGCTTTCCTATAGCAATGATGTAAGTGTCACACCGGGAGAAACACTTTCCGTGGCGATTGATTGTTGCTCCTCTAGAATTAGCCGTGGCGGTACAGTGCTTACTAAAGCAAAAGCCGCTACTGGCACAGGTGGAGCCACCACTTCTTGTGGGGTTGGCTGTGTTAAATATGCTGGCGGCAATGGCTCAGGAGCCGGTGCGGCTGGTGGTGCAGGCGGTTACGCAGGCAATGGTGGGGCGGGTAGTAGCGCCCGAAGCGGTAGTGGTGGTGATGGAGCAGGCGGCGGTGGTGGTGGTGGTGGTGCCCAAACTTGCTATGGCGCGGCCCCCAGCGGTGGAGGCGTTGGAATACTTGGACAAGGGTGTAACGGCGCTGGCGGGGTTGCAAATCAAGGTGGCAGGGGCGGCTCCGGTGGCGGCAATGGAGGTGATGTTTGTGCTCAGTCGGTACAAGGGCCGGGTGGTGCTTATGGCGGCGGCGGCGGCGGTTCCCGCGCTCGCTATGATTATGACGGAGGCGTTCCGGGAGCGGCGGCTGGAGGCTCTGGCGCAGTGCGAATTATCTACCCCGGAAATAATCGTCAATTTCCGTCCACTTGCACTGCTGACGTATAATAACTGGAGTAATCATGAGACTTTTTATACAAGTTCAGGACGGGATTTCGGTTGATTATCCGTGTTATGAAGACAATTTGATTCAGGCTTATGGGGAAGTTCCCGCAGGCTGGGAGCTTTTTGTACGCACCCCAGAACCGACTCCAACTGCGTATGAAGTACTGTCACCCGGAAATCCTACAATTGAAAGGGTTGATGGTGTTTGGACTGATGTTTGGCCTATTCGCTCCATGACTACTGAAGAAAAACTAGCAAAACAACAAGCGGTAAAAAACGAGTTTGCTCAACGCGAGCCTTCTTTAAACTGGGCTACATGGACATTTAATGAAAACACTTGCGAGTATGAACCGCCAACTCCTTTTCCTGAAGAAAACGAAGAAAAAATTAGGGCAGGGGTATTTTTGGCTTGGCACGGTGCAGAAAATAACTGGAAAGATACGCCAGCTAGGCCACAAGACGAAAAAACTTACAAGTTTGATTATTCTGCGTGGACATGGGTGGAAGTAACAGAGTGAAACAAGCGCAAAATACCTGCCTTGAAGTTGCGGCATACTTCCCTTGCCTGATTCATTCGATTGAACGTCCTGATTTTTTGCCGATGGTTTCGGAAGTTTCAGAAGAGTATTTGGCTTTTCAACATAAAAAGCGCCAGTCGGATGAAAGCTCTTTGGTGATGATGAGCGGTAGCTACTATGATGATTCTCGCATTGTCGAGTTTACTAATTTTGTGGGATCAACAGCGTGGAACATTTTGAGCGAGCAGGGCTATGCTATGCAGGATAAACTTGTGTGGTTTACTGAAATGTGGACACAAGAACACCATAAACATTCTACTATGGATCAGCACGTACATGGATATAATTCACAGATTGTTGGGTTTTACTTTTTAGAGACTCCAAAAAATTGTTCACATGTAGTTTTTCATGATCCTCGTGCAGGTAAAGCTCAAATTGACCTGCCAGAAACGGACATATCGCAAGCCACAGCGGCCAGTAAAATGATAAACTTTGAGCCAAAACCCGGCCTAATGATTTTTACTAATTCGTGGTTAGCCCATTCGCTTAGTCGACATGCGGCAGACAGGCCCATTAAATTTGTACATTTTAATATGACTGTGCAAACGGCGACTCCGCAGTTTGATGCGCCTGTTGCGGAGGTGGTGTGAACGAGTATCGCATACGGTTCAACAAGTCGCGTGGTCACCCCGGTCGTGGCACAATGGATCACGTTTGGCGCGTGTTTGAAAACGAAAAAGAATACGTGTTTAAACACCTTGATATCAGAGTCCCAGTACTTAGTAAAAAAGAGGAGACCTCAGAGGATTGGAATATTGTTTGCGTTGGCGTACTAACAATAGATAGAGAAACTGCTACGGCAATTATTGACAACAACCCCGTCAAACTTAAAGTTAGCAAACAAAAAAGTTAATTTAGGAAACGTTAATGAAACGATTGTTAGTTATTACTGCGTGTTTATTGTGGCCTGTCTTGTCTCTGGGAGAGGAGACAACGACGAATATAGATACAACATCGTCATCTACAAGCACCAGTGACAACAATAATCAAAACACTAATATTAATACGACGACCTACACAGGTGAATCTACGAACACTAACGTAAGTACAAACACAAATTTAAATACAAATACAAATGTAAATACGTCAGTAATAGACTCAACCTCCAACGCAAACAATACTAATCTTAATCAAAATATTAACACGACCGATTATACTGGGGTGTTAACAAACATTAACACCAACACTAATAATAGCACTAATACTAATAGCAACACCAATAACAACACTAATACATCGGTCAGTACGGCTACTAACATCAACCAGAATTCAAACACTAGCAACAGTGTCAATCTAACGACATCTGACACAACTATCAATCAGACAAGTAACTCTACGTCAGACGTTAATTCGACTAACAATAATGTGAACAACAATAATAACAACAGTAACTCCGTAAGTACATCAACTCAGAGAGTTACGCAGGATATAAACTCGCCTCCACCTAGTGCAATAGCTCCTAGCATTGGTAGCTCTTATTCTCAAGACTTATGTACAACAGGAATTTCTGGCGCAGTACAGACGCAAATACTTGGATTTTCTACGGGTAAGTCTGTAAGAGATAAGAATTGTGAAAGGATTAAGTTAAGCAAGACTCTTTACGACATGGGAATGCGCGTAGCGGCTGTAAGCCTTATGTGTCAAGACTATAGGGTTTGGTCGTCAATGATGGATGCTGGAACACCTTGTCCAATTGAAGGGCAGATAGGTGACGAAGCTAAGGCTTTATGGTCAAAGTATACTGATCGTGTACCCCGTAAAGAAAGGGGAATGTAAGATGAAGAGGCTTGTTAGCGCAATATTTGTATTTTACGCATGTGCTGGATATGGACAGGCGCAAACCTCAACCAATTTGTTAGGTTCTCCTACAACGTCAATTAATATTTTGTATAACGAAGGCCAAAACAGTTATCAGTATAGTTATCAAACTGGGCAAGTAACGGCATCCGGGCCTTTGCCACAGTATGACCCCTTGCAGATACTGACTTTAAGTTGGTCGTTTGACGCGCTCATGAACTGCAACAATTCTATTGGTGGCTACTGCGACGATCCAGATGGCACAGAAGATGAACTATCTGCATTTCTTGAGGTAGACAATTCACAGGGTGACGTTGATGCGCGGAACGTGTTTTCTACACAGGGTTACTCTACAGAGTGGCAGACGTTTAGTGGCAGTGAAACCTACGACTTTAGCAGTGCTTACGAAAACGTAAACTTTAGAATAGAAGGTAGAGATAGAGGATACTGGGCTGGATTTTACGGACCTAGAGTCAGAAATCCCTCGGTGGTGGCTATATACACCCCTATAAATACTGGGACTACTATTGTTTCTACTTGCAGTACCTCTCAAAATGATCTGTCTTGTGGTAATTATGAAAACAATATTACTGTAGAACAGCCGGTAATAGTTGAAGAGCCACAGCCTCCAACCTTTGGAGAGCAAGCAACAAATGTAGTTTTTGGAGATTCCCCTGACGATTTTTTGTATTTAGATCAACCTGATTCTACCGGCAAGCCAAAGATAATAAAGCATATAGAGTCTCATCAGGCTCATCAAAACATGTCGCAAGAAACAGGAATGTTTGAATTACCTCTTGAACAAGACATGCTACGAATAAATGGTGAGCCTTTTGTGCCTAAAGATTCTGTGCCAGCACCAGAGGTTACACAAACAACAGAAATAAAAAAAGAGCCTGTTTGGGTTCCAGAAACAAGAAAAATGAGGTTTGCTGAACCAGAAGAAATAATTGCCGAAGTAGAAAGGGTAACAAAAGAACCGCGCCCTCAAGGCGCTCGCGTACAGGAGGCTGTTAAACCAGAGCCGGTTTTTGCAGAGAGGAGAGTAGTTCCTGTAGAGGTTGTTGCAGAAACACGGGCACAGCCAATTGAAGAGGCTATAAATACAGTGGTAAGGCCGACTGTTGATGTAGTTGGAATAGCTTTATCTCTTGTTAATCAACAGACAGATCAAACAAAAAGAGCATTAAACAACCCACAACAATACCAAACAATGCAACAAATGAATCAAGGCAAAGGCGAAGTAAGTCTAAATCAAACAGAAAAAATTAATTACTGGGACTTTACAACAAAACAAACTCAAGTTTTACAGACTTTAGCTCAACAAACTCAACAGCAGGTAAACACTACGACTTCTGTTGATTCAGCGCCTCCAGCACAAGCTCAGTTTGAAGATGACTTTAATGATGCGATTGCTACTGGGCAAAGTGTAGGGCAGTTTTTAAGCGCGCAACCACCAGACTTTAGCCGCTTTGATGTAGATGAGCCAAGCGTTCAAGAGCAAAAGCTGATGAAGAAGGCAACCGTAGCCCTGAAAACCATGAGCGAGGTGCAGATTGACAAGAGCATGGATCAGCAGTTAGAAACTTTATCAGATACAGGCGGGTTTACAGACCAAAGTATTACTGTGTTTTTAATATCTAGCAATCCTTCTTTTAACCAATATCAGGATATAAATCTTTCTGATCGTGAAGAATTTTATAAAAGCACTCAGGTTTATCCAAAAAACATTCCACGGGTTGATCCTCTTGGTGTGTTACGACTAGGTGGATCAGAAACATTTAACAACTTGGTGGATATTCAATGGCAGAGGTAGAGTTTGCGGGACTAAAAATATCAGGCGGTAAGTTACTGCTCGTAATACCGTTGTTGGGTAGCATCTTAGCCGCCA